ATAAGGGCCAAACAATTGACCGCCAGCCATAGCTCCACCCAATGCGCTTGATGCTGGGTTTGAGTATTGAGGCGTTGTCGATTGCATACCAAGATTAGCAGGCTGCGCACCCAGTGAAGACTGGACCACACCAAGACGCTGCAAACCAATATTTCGGATTGCATCCATTTGTTGCTGGTCCAATGCCTGACGCGCACCACCAGCACCCATGACCGCTTGAGCGCCACCAAGACGCAATGCTTGCTGTTGTGCAGCAAGACTGCCAAGAGTGCCAGCCGCACCAGTACGCAATTGCGCACCTTGCAAGCCTGCTTGCTGATTGGCAATGTCGGCTGCTGATCTTCGGGCAATGTCGGCCTGCTGCATAGCCATGGCCTGATTGAATGCCTGCTCGTTTAATGTTGTACCAAGTGTGGCCGCCTGCTTGGCAAACCCTTGGTTAGTGAGAGCCTCGGCCACACCTTGGCGTGATCCACCGAATGCACGGGCAGCCGTTGCACGTTCACCAGTCTGGGCAATAGCAGCGCGTCTTGCAGACTCCAAATCAGACAATGCGTTTTCACGCACCATGCTTGTGTATGGATTCATGTAAGAGCCAATAGTGCCTGCACCTTGGCCAAGACCTAGATTGGCCTGCTGCGCTGTGATCTGACCAGGCTGATAGACACCGCCATAAGCCGCCATTTGGGCTGCTAAGTCAGTGCCAGTAATGCCTGGGCCAGCGAGGGCCGTGTTGACAAGAGCTTCCTCGCCTGCCTGGTACATTGGGTTGTAGCCAGCAAACTGCTGGACAGGCAATGCACCAGCGACCCCTTGGGCCTGCTGAAAGTTGGCCAAGAATGCTTCTTTGATCTGTGGATCAATGGAGCTTGTTGAGGTTGTTGTTCCACCTTTTGACATATCGCCACCTTATCCGAGTAAAGATTTCATTTTCTTGGCAGGCACTTTGCCTTCATTGATCATGTCCAGAAGTCCCTTGCCATACTTGTTGACTGAAGACTTCTTGATCACATATTCGCCCTTGTCCAAATAACCCATGCCATCATCTGGACCTTGTGGGTCTGGTCCGAGGAGGCTTTTAACCATGCCACCTTTGGCAAATGCAGCATCACCAGGAGCGCCAGTGCCTGGTCCACCACCAGTGTTTCCATCACTGGCGTCAGCAGCGCCACCATCACCAGTACCACCAGCATCAATTAGCCCAGTCGTATTTCCAGAAGCCGCAGCCGCAGCTCTTGCCGCGTTGGCAGCTGCGATCTGGTCATAGAGACCAGGGTTATAGCCACCCATCGGCAAGTTGCCGACAACATTCTGATAAGGATTGCCCACTGGCCTCATCTGGCCCATGATCTGGGCATAGGGTGAACCACTGCCACCCACTGCAAATGGGTTGTATTGAGAGCCAATTGGAATGGACTGATAGTTATTGAAGTTCTGGGCAAAGCCTTGGGTTGCACCAGCAAATGGCGTGGTCGCGCGAAAACGATTTTCAATGTCTGTGCCAGGCATTCCAGTGATCTGACCCACTTGGCCCGTTGTGATGCCAAGACGATTCATCTCAGCAGCAATTTGCGTGTCAGTCAAATTGGGCGTTGTTTTGAGCCAGTTTGCAAATATGTCGTAATTGCTTGTGGTGACTGGAGTTGTGACCACTGGTGGTGTCACAGTCTTAGGCAAATATGGTGCAAGTCTTGATTGCACTTGGCCCACTGGCACACCCGTCATGCTTGAAATTTGTTGGGCATTAAGGCCCAGACGATTCACTTCAGCAGCAATTTGTGCGTCAGTTAAATTAGGCGTTTGCAGATAGTCATAGAGACCAGTCTCTGCTTGCGTTGCAAAGGTTGGCTTTGTGGCCGTTGTGACTGGCGTTGCAGCTGTAATGCGCTGCTGCACAGTGTCCACTGGCACACCCGTCAAGGCAGAAACCTCTTGCGCTGAAATTCCAATTCGGTTTATTTCATTGGCAATTGCCGCATCTGACAAGCCTGGTGTCTGTAAATACGCCAATAATTGTTCGGTCTTTGTAGCCATAGTCTTCCCCTAAAGTTCCTTTGCAAGTACAGCCCATTTTGGTTTGTACCCTTCGTCTTTCAAAAATGTCTCTGACCAGCCTCTTCGGCCTGCCAAAGTCACCCTGGTGCAGCCAATAGACTTGCCCCAGGATTCGATCAATGGTCTCATCCTTGAGAGTTCATCTAGGTCGCCACCAGCCAGAAAATAATGCAAATTCTTGAGCCTGGGATAGACAATGATCTCTGTCAATACCACCGAGTCCTTGGCTGGCCACAATTGCAATCTGTGATCCTCAACCATCTCAGCGACATCGTCAAAATTATGTGTGCCTCCACTGTATTCTAAAGCAGCCTCCACATGGTGGCGCAGTCTTTCCAGTTGTTCTTGGTCACTCATCGCTTACCAGCTGGGACAGCATCAAGCCTCATCACCCCGACCCGCCAATCAGCCAAAGTGTTGCCAGTGACCCTCATATTGACTTGGCGGCCAGAGAACCTGACAGAAGTCGGGTTGGCTGCCGTGTATGGTCCAAATGACGATTGAGTGCCAGTCGGGTAATTTCGGGTTTTGAATGAGACCACCGCCTCACCCAAGGTCTGCTCGTCTGGGACAACTTGACGCACCGACATGATGTTGTCGCCATTGCCCAATTGGACTGGGCCACTTTCAGCGTAAAGGCTGGCGCTGTCATAGTTAAAGCCGACCTCATGCTCGTAGATATACCCATCACTTGAAACCATCAAGGGATAGGTAAACACTCCGGCATCGACCCCAGCAGTTCTGGCCAATGTGCCAATGTTCCAGTGGTTTTCGCGGTAGTTGAAAGTGACATAACTGTCATTCTCATTGCTCGATGCGCTTGGGTAATACCACCAAATCTCACCATACTTGCTGACATGGACCGCATAGATTTTGGAGGCTTGGGCATAGTTGATGTTGTCAAATATGTAATCTGACACATCACTTGGCAGTGGCTTGACATACCCGTCATAAATCCAAAAGCCTGCGCGTGACATCCAAATGGCTGCCGTATCAATGGCCGCCACCGCTTGGGCCGAAATGAGACCGCAGCCAGAGCCAGCCTTCTCAAAGCCATAGACAAATGGAGCGCCAACATACTGGGCCGTGTGGACATCCACATCTGTAAACAGTAAGTTGACACCCTTGACCCGCTTGCCAGCAATGAGTGAGCCAGGCGTGGCTAAGTCATAGTCGCCTGCAAGGTTGTCGCCTGCTGGTGTCCACTGGGTATTGTTCTCTTGGTCGCACCACTGCACCTTGCGTGGGTTTCCACCAGCGCCAAGGGCAAAGATAATGCGCTCTTGCGTGACCAAAACTGCCTTGTTGCCAGTTGGTGCATTGGTAATGGCTGCGGCCAGTGTGGGCGTTGCAAATCCCAATTGCCACTCATAAATCTTGCCATCGGTGCTGGAGCAAGCAATCAAATACTCGCCCCATGTATCGAGTGACCAGGTGGTGGCAGGGATTGGTGTGCCAGTGTCTGGCCTTGCAATGCCATAGGCAAACGTGCCATAGGTGCTGTAGCCATAGCCTGTCAGGGTTGTGGAGCTTGCGTAGCCACTGGTGAATCCCGTTGGCGTAATGTCTTTGAGTGTCCCCGCCTCATTCATGGCGTAGAGCTTGGAGTGTGTTCCAGCGCCAATGTATCGGTTGCCACTGTTATCGCGCCAAGTGATGATGCCTCGGCATGAGCCAGTCATCTGTGAGCTTGACCTGGTACGCCATCCATTGATGGGCCTGAGTGTCCCCTCATACCAGCGCACTAGGTTTGCGTCATACCAGCGGCCTGCTGCCTGGTATTCAGTACCATTTCGGAAAACACCTGGGGGTAGCTTTAAAGGTATGTACATGGCAGTATTTAGGTAATGTTTGAGACAAAGCTCATTGTGACAATGGCTGATGGGACTGCTGGCCTTGTGGGGCTTGTTCCGGCAGGGTATTGCTCAATGGATACACCCGTGTCGGTTGGCCTCCACATTATCTCAACATAGTTGGTCGCATTTAAGCTCACAAAGTAATTCATGGCTGCAATGATGTGATACGGGTCGCCAACACCTTTTCTAGGTGCAAATCCAAATCGACTGTTTGAATTGGCCACATTTGTGCCATTGACCCGAAACCAGACATCCACATCTTGAGACGCATTTGTCGTATTTGTAAACTGAATGGAAAACTGCAAGTTCCAGATTCCGGCATCGGCCACAGTGATTCTGGACCCACTGGCCACAGTCACACCATTGGCAAAGTCTGTGGTGTTGAATGTGACCGCATAGGCCGTAGTGGTGTTGGCAGCCACTTGGTCGGTCGAGTCTTGAAAAGCCCCATAGGGTGCATTCATAAACCGACCGCCTCTTGGTCCAAACAAAGAACCCAGCACACTGGCCAGCTTTTTGAAGTAAATAGTCAAAGAGCCATTGTTCTCATTGAAATGCCTGCGCTCATACACCTCGGTGGGATAACCAAGGGTCGGTGGTGCTGGATTCTCAAGTTGTTGTGTTTGGCTGGCCATGGCTAATTATGTCAGGACAGACAGTGCATGGTTGATGTGTTTGATCCGATCATCTAGGCCAATAAACCCGCCATTGATCTTTTTGGTCATGGTCCGATAGTCTTGGCTGTCTGCATACTGGTTGAGCTTGTGGGTGTCCCAAAACCATCCGGCAGTCATAGCGGCATAACGGGGTGTAGCAACCAGCTCAGGCTCCATAACAAAGTCAACACCACATGATTGGCCAGCGTGAAAATAATTTGCATGGCCAGTAAGCTGAATGCAACCACGGCCACGAAAACGATACCCATCTCCAGATGCTTCATCTCTATTCCCCATACGATTTGAGTAAACAGTATTTGCGATAAGTCGTGGATTTCTCTGACAAGCCTGCGCCTTGGCCGCATCAAAGCGCCTTGGCCATAGCTTTTGCAAAGCCTCTGCCCTGTAATTCAAGTTTTCTTCCAAGACTCTAAAGTTGCCACACTCATGGCCACACTGGCCAATAAAGGCGGCCTGTCTCAGTGGCGTTGAAATGTCAAAGCGCTGGAAAGTCTCATTAAGCGCATCGACCCACTCTGGACCAATGTGCAGTTGCTGGAGCTGCTGACTATTGACCATTGACAAGTCTCCTTACTTCTTCGTAGGCGCTGGCGCAGGCGTTGAGCTTGGTGATGGCTTTGTCTCCTTCGGCTGCGATGTCGATAAGAGCTGCAATAGTCTGTCGCTCAGATTCGCTTGCATCGGGCTGGCTGGGTTGTGTATCTCCAGTGGCAGCGCTGGCACTTGCATTGTTTTGTGGACAACTTGGGGCTGGGAGGCGCAGCCGACCAGTCC